CGGCTCTGATCGCGTTCCACCGCGGCCCGGGCGGCCAGGGCGTAGCAACTGACCAGTACGTCTTCACAGTGCGATCGCTCGATCGCGCGGACCATCGGCAATTCAGAGGACGCGAGATACACGGCTTCGAGCTGGTCCTGCACCACGACCCGGAACTCGGCCACGGTCAAGGCGTCGGTTGCGCCGGTGGCGACGAAGAGCGCGTCACGCGGCATCGTTCGCCCCGCGCGCGTGCGTGACGGCATGGAGGGACGCGTGGGGCCGACTCGGCAGATGTTTCCACCCGATCGCCTGGAGGAACTCCGAGAACTTGTCCTCGTGGATCCGATACAGCCGCCGCCCGTTGATCTCGAGCGTCTCCGCGTCCAGGTGCACGGTGATCCCCCGCACGGAGACCCCGTCGACGATCGCGCGGCGGATCCATTCGGTCGTGAAGCCCATGTAGTCCGCACAGTGGCGGGCGGTGAGCGGCGGCGGCGTCCCGAACAGGCGGGGCATGCGGTGCCTTTCATAATCGCATAGCGGCGCAGCACCCCGCCGAGCCAACCGAGCCAACCGAGCCAACCGGGCCGCTGGCTGAGTCGCGATCAGGCGGGCTCGGCCGCAGACTGAAGATCTGATCCCCGATTCGGACCGTGGCCGCGGCGACCGTCGATCGTCTCCGGCTAGGGTGTGTCCGCCGCCGGAGTCCGGTCAGGTGCCGTGGCTCGGGGTCTCGGCGGCGTGCGCGATCGCGGCGATCGTCGGGTGGCTGATTGGCGTGATCCGATGAGGGCCGCCGCGCGCCTGTTCAACGGACGTGTCACGGCTGCGCCCCGATCGCGGATTCGCCGCGCACCGGTACATCCGGGCATTCGCTGTTCACGAATCGGGCGGCATGAGCCCTGAAAGCGGCGCCGATCTGGTGGCCTATTACCGCGTGAGCACCAAGCAGCAAGGCCAATCGGGACTAGGACTTGAGGCGCAGCAAGCCGCGGTCGCGCAGCATGTGCGTCGCACGGGGTCGACGCTCCGCAACGAATATACCGAAATCGAGTCCGGGAAGGTCAAAACCCGCCCCCAATTGGCCCTCGCCCTGGACGAATGCCTGCGTACCAACGCCACCCTCGTGATTGCGAAGCTGGACCGGTTGGCCCGGAACTTGGCGTTCCTGACCGCCCTCATGGACGGCGACGTGGAGCTGCGCGCCCTGGATCTGCCGTTTGCCTCTCGGCTGCATCTGCACATCATGGGCGCCATCGCGGAGCACGAGGCCAAAGCCATCTCCGACCGGACGAAAGCCGCCCTGCAAGCGGCCCGGGCCCGCGGCGTGATTCTGGGGCGTCCGGCCAATCTCACGGATGCCAGTCGGCGCGCCTCCATCGCCTCGAGGCAAGCCGCGGTGGCCGCGAGACACCAGCTCATCCTCCCGCTCGTGAAAGCGTGGCGTGGGGCCCGCTGGAGCCTCCAGCGCATGGCGGACGAGTTGACCCGGCTCGAGGTGCAGCTGCCGCAGGGCGGCTGTCACTGGCGGCATTCCCAGGTGCGCCGCGTCTTGACGCTGGCCCGGTGCCGGCCGCGACGACCGCATAACGCGACACGTGAGAAACCCCATGAACGCCTTGGAATGGTGGATCGAGACGTCAGGCTATGACCAAAGCTGTCACGAGCGCCGCCTCGTCGCGCGCGACGCGTCGAGCCACGCGCCCGCACAGAAGCGCACACGCCCACGCGCGCGCACGGAGGGCCGCAGCCCAGCTCCAGCGGCAGCAAGCCCGGACGGTCAAGGCCCAGACGCGGTTCCTGAAAGAATTCGCGGTGCACGGCATCATTCGGCACGCAGCGGCGGCGGCGAAGGTGGGCCGGCGCACCGTGTATGACTGGATCGAGGGCGACGAGACCTTTCCCGCCCGGAAAGCGGACGCGCACGAGGACGCGGCCGATGGGCTCGAAGCCGAAGCGCGGCGTCGCGGCGTGAGTGGCGTCGACGAACCGGTCTACGGCAGCGGCGGGACCGGCGTGGGCACGGTCCAGGTGGGCGTGATTCGCAAATTCTCCGACCGGCTGCTCGAGCTGCTCTTGAAAGCGCGCCGGCCGGCCGTCTTCCGCGAGCATCACGAAGTCACCGGCAAGGGCGGCGGCCCGATCCAGATTCAGCCGGTCACGGACAGCGAGCTCGACGCCCGGATCGCGGAGCTCGAACGGGAGGTGTATGGCGATCGCCCCCCACGTCTCGGCGAGTAAACGCGCCCTGATCGCCGCGCTCGAGCAAAAGGCCCTCCAGCAGCGGTACGACTGGCGGCGCCACGCGCGGCCGAACCAGCTCGCGCCCACCGGTGCCTGGTTCGTCTGGTTTCTGAAAGCCGGCCGCGGGTTCGGCAAGACCCGGAGCGGCGCCGAATGGGTGCGCCAGCGCGTCGACGCCGGCTTCGGCCGCATGGCGCTCGTGGCGAAGACGCCGGCCGACGCCCGCGACGTGATGATCGAAGGGGAAAGCGGGCTGCTGGCGATCGCGCCGCCGTGGCACCGCCCGACCTGGCAGCCGTCGAACCGGCGCGTCACCTGGCCGAATGGCGCGATCGCGACGGTCTACTCGGACGAAGTGCCCGGCCAGCTCCGCGGCCCGCAGCATGACTCGGCCTGGTGCGACGAGCTCGCGAAGTACCGGAACCCCCAGGAGACCTGGGACAACCTGATGTTTGGCTTGCGGCTGGGCGCGGACCCGCGCGTCTGTGTCACGACGACGCCGACGTCGATCGCGCTCGTGAAGGGGCTGCTCCACGATCCGCGCGTCATCGTCACCGGCGGATCGACCTACGACAACCAAGCCAACCTCGCCGAGCCGTTCCTCGCGATGATCCGGGCGCGGTACGAAGGCACGCAGCTGGGACGCCAGGAACTGTACGGCGACGTCATCGAACAAGCCGAAGGCGCGCTGTGGACGCGTGAACGGATTGAAACCGCGCGGCGGAAGATCATCCCGCCGTTGCGGCGGATCGTCGTGGCGATCGATCCGGCGGCGACGAGCAAAGGCACGTCCGACGAAACCGGCATCATCGTGGCCGCGGTGGGTGAGGACGGCGACGGCTACGTGCTCGACGATGTGAGCGGGCACTACTCGCCGGCCGGGTGGGCCGGGCGCGCCATCGCCGCGTATCACACGCAAGGGGCGGATCGGATCGTGGCGGAAGTGAACAACGGCGGCGAGATGGTCGAGCACACGATCCGGACCGTCGATCCCAACGTCAGTTACACCGCCGTGCATGCGAGCCGCGGCAAGCGGACGCGCGCGGAACCGGTGGCCGCGCTCTACGAACAAGGCCGCGTGCATCACATCGGGCTGCTGACGGAACTCGAAGACCAGATGTGTGTGTGGTCGGCCAGTGACGGCGAGGCGTCGCCAGATCGGGTCGATGCGCTCGTGTGGGCGTTGACGGAGCTGATTACCGGGGATGGCGGCGACGGGCTGGGGTTTCTGGCGTATGCCGGCGAACGGATCGCGGCATCGAAGGCTCAGGCTGAGCCCACGCCCGATCCGCCCGTGGATGAGAACCCGTGGATCGCGGCGCTCCCGAGAGGCGATCCGTGAGGGCCGCGCGGCGCGTCCGGATCGGGGGGCATGAGATCCGGACGTATCACGGCTGGCACGAGGCGTCCGCGACCGCCGACGAGGCCCGATCGCCGGCGTCCGGGCCGCCGCGCTCGCTGTTTGTCAGCCGCCCCGACGCCGCCGCGTTGCTCGGGGTCTCGGTGGATACGCTCGATCGGCGGATTGCGGCGGGGGCGATCCACGTGTTTCGGATCGGCCGGCGCGTGCAGATCTTGCGGAGTGTGTTGCTGGCGTACATCCAAGCGCAATAAATGGTTTATACAAAGTACCCACACGAAGAGACGGACGACGACGAGGTTGCGCGGCCGAAGATTTACAGTACCTCGCGGAGATTCCCAGCTACCGCGTTGTTGGCTGTACGCTGGTTGCGACCGGCGAAGAGGGGAGGCGACCATGAAGGGGCGTACGGTGGCGATGATTGTGCGGTGCGGGCGCTGCCTCAACGAGTGGCTGTGGGATGGGCAGCCCGGCAACTATGGCCTGTGCCCGTCGTGCGTCGACGCGGCGGCGCGGCATCGCCAGGCGACCGACGCCGAATTCGCGACCTCGGCGGATCGCGTGGTCTCGAAGCGGCGCGGCTTGGCCGAGATGACCGCCCAATGCGACGATCGGAGAAGACCGACGTGACACTTGATGGCTGGCGCGCGTGTGTGCGACACGCGGCCGACGATCCCGCGCAGCTGGAGCTGCTCGCCCAGCTGCTCTCCGAACAGGACTCGGCGAAACAGGTGCTACAAGAGAAAGGCTATGGGTGCACCGGCATGGGCTGGCTGCAGACAGTCGGCGAGATCCCGCGCGCGGCGCTGGTGGACTGATGGCGCGATGCATGGGCGCGTGCTGCGATCGCATCCAGATCAACACCGCACGGACCACGTTGCGGCGCTGGCTGGACACGGATGCCTACGACCGGAATCAAGCCGCAGAACGCGCCGAGCACGCGCTCATCTGGACGTTGCTGAAGCCCATCCCCGGCGCGACGCCGACCTGGGGTCGCGAGAGCGTCTACAGCTGTCGCGCGCTCGCAGCGACCGGCTGCGTGCTGACGCACGGCGAGCGCCCGTCCATGTGTCGGGACTTTCCGTACGGCGGATTGCCGTGCTGCCCCCACTGCGGTGCAGCGTCCGACGCGGAAGCGCGAGGCGTGGCCCTGCAGACCAGCGGCGCGCCGTCGTAGAATCGACAGGCGGCCGAACCCACGGCGCGCCGCGCGACAACCAACGCCCGGTCCGTTGATCGCCGT